CGCCGCCTCCGGAGGGTGTAAAGGCTTTAACATAATGCGTAGTTTGAGTCGCAACGATAACAGCGGACCCGCCAGTTCCGGTATTCGTGCCCGCAAGCGTATTGTATTCTCCGAGGGCACTTGTTGTCCCGATCCCGATGCGGCCCTGACCTGACGCGACGGTTGAACTCCATCGGATGCGGTATGCCTTGCCAACCTCAAGCGTGATACCTTGATACCGACCACCAACATCCGACACACCGGAACCTTGCAGCCGCATTGCGCCGCTGCTGAAGCTGGAAGCCCCTGTTCCGGCGCTAATGTCACTCCAGTTATCCAGGTTCGTCGGGAAGTCGCCATTGGTGACGAGGTTCTCGACCTCGCGGCAGGAGGGGTTGCGGATCGCGCAGCCACGAATGGAGGAGTTGCCATAGGCCCAAAGGCGTGTTGTCGTACCTATAGCGATAAAGTGGACTGCTGCCCATCCACTCGCGGACACGGTCGCAGATTGCGCGGCGACAGTTCCTCCACTGTCGATAGCTAGAACGGTAAGGCCCCCCGCTGCAATTTTGTCCACTCGAAACTGGAACTTATAGGCCTTTCCCACTTCAGTAGTCGCCGGAAAATACCCACCGATGTCGACGCCACTCGACGTCATCTGAAGCGAACTATCGTGAGCATAAACTCCAGTAGTCTTCGTCCACGTCGCGAACGTCTTGTCGGTGATCAGCTCCGGCCCGACAACCGCCTCGGTCGGCCCATAGGCCGCGACATCGGCGGCGCGGGTGGCCGAGCCCGAGGTGGTCGGGATGTAGGAGGAGGGGAAGGTGCCGAGTTCGCATTGGGCACCCCAGATATAAACGCTGTTACTGCCGGTCCCAACGTATGCATTCCCTAGTACGGAGTCAGTTGCAGGAGCCGTCGCAATATCGCTGTGTGCGATAACCAAGTTATCGGCTGTCCCAATTGAACTAATCCAGGACGCCCAAATGCGCCACCAACCGTCACCCAATTCCTCCGCACCAGACGATGCGATGCCTGCATTTGCGTTTATATCCCCAGTATCGAAGTCGAATGTAATCCAGGGCCGAGCAGCAGCAGGCCCAGTGGAACCTCTAAGAGAGATATACCGTGAGTTTATTTTTTTTGCAAAGACAGAGAATACATACTGCGATCCATTCGCCGGTGTGACTCCACCATAAATGGCGTGTCCTGCGTTGTCGGCATCATCGAATAGTTGATCCGCAGTACGCAGCCCGTTCGGGGCTATTGCTGCATCGGCGACAACCGTAGCATCGGACTTTTGCCACGAGGCGTTATCAAACTCCTCGCTCCGCAGGCACAGGTTCGTCCGCGCCCCCTCGATCAGGTCGCCCTTCGGCGTTGCCTCGGTCGTGGCGCTGTAGGCCCATGTAGCAGCGCCGCGGGTCTCAATCGGGTCGGTGGCGACGGCGCCTTCTTCGAGTTGGGGGAGGATTACACGTTGCCTAGCTCCCGCAGGCACTGTGAAGATTATCACTCCCCCTGCGGTAATAACGCCTGTATTCGTAACACGACTATACGCTGTTCCAGAAAACGTAGTTGCAGTGACACCCGTTATAGATAGTTCCGAGTTTCCGGCGGCTGTTACGACTCGCGCATAAACAGAGGCAGTATGTTGAATGGCCTGCGGGCTAGTTGCACTGAAATAAAAATAGGCTGTAGTTGCTCCTGGATTATAAAGATCAAAGACCCTGCCAGATGGGCATTGAGCCGAAAGCCCCGCAGAGGCCAATGCAGCCGTATCATCTACAATCGATGCAACCCGAGCGGCGTCTCCAGCCCCACTAACCCCCGTCAAATCGAACGGGTTCGCGTTCCAGCAAGTGACCTTGTTCAGCCGCGCCGTGCCGCCCACGGCGTCGTTGTTGTACTCCAGCCGGCGCACGTTGGTCGGCTGCTGCTCCAGGTACCCGTACTTGTTGAGGGCGTAGCCGACGCTGGCACGGGAGAAAGTGAAGCCAGTCTCTAGATCGAACTCATGCTCGTCCGTGAACTGCTGTCCCTCGAAAAACAGGTTCCCCGCTGCACGATCAGCGTAGATAGCCGGTTGTTCACCATCGGCGAGCGGAAGCCAAGGCATGCCGCCTGCCACGAGGGCCAGGGTGCTACAGAACCCTAGACCCAACCCGATCCCGAGGGAAGCCATCAGTAGAGCGCCTTCACAGTGGCGGTGGCCGCCGTAACCTTGATCACTCGAGCGATGATATACTGACCAGCCACCACATCAACAGTCTGAGTGTCGCCGTCAGTGCCGTCATTGCCGTAGGTCACGAAGGTCACCGAGCCCGCAGCCGCAATGTAGAGGGCATCGGCCGGACCCCAGGTGAGATCGGCCTCACCGGGGACGACTGTCTTCCAGAAGTTGGGTGATGCCATGCGGCGTAAGAAGTCGATCTCAACGCCGCCCTCCTTCTTGGGATTAGCCATTGATCGGCTCCTTCGGTTCTGGGGTCAGGGACTGAACTAGTTCAAGATCTTTCTTCTTGTCTTCGAGCTTGGTCGTCTTCTCGGCATCGAGTCGCGTCTTTTCCTGCTTGGGATCAAAGTCCACACGTAGGACGTCGAACCGGCGACAGGTATCCCAGAACGTCTCGACCGAGATATCCCCGCGCTCACGGGCCTTGGTGATCGTGTCGAGGGGCACCTGCTCATACCGTACGACGCTGAAGTCCTTGTGGACGATGCAGGTAATGACGTCCGACCTGCCGAGCCAGGCGCAGGTGAACTCCATCGCCCGTTCGATGCAGTCTTCGAACAGGACAGCCCATGCTTCGATGGTGGTATGGGCCTTGGCACCGTCAATGCTGGTGGCCGTCGCCGTGATCCCACCGGACTTCTGGACCATCGGCTGCAGGCCAAGCCGACGCAAGTCCTCGATGAGGTCGCGCACGCTTTCGCGCAGTTCGCGCATGTTGTCGGCGCTTGGCTGTATATAGCTCCACCCGGTTTGGCCGCCCTGGAGCGCCGGAGGCGCGATCAGGATGCGCTTCGGACCGACGAGTAGCGGCGCATCGTCAACGCCAGGAGGATCGATGCCCTTACCCTCGAGCATCGGCGAGCCCGCGTAAGTCTCAATCTCATCCTTTCGAGAGAGTGCGCGGTACAGCTCGATCTGCATATCAGCCAGGCCCATCAAGGGCGGCCGCACCATGTGTGAGCCTGAACGATCGCCACAGAAGAACAGCGCGATGGGTATCTTCTTCTGACCTACGACGGTGCCGCCCGCTTCCCACAGCCACTCGATCGAGTTAAGCTCTGTCTTCTTATAAATCTCCCAGGTGATCACGCCTTCATCGCTGCGATTGAAGACGCGGATCAGCGGCGTTTCCTTCATGCCGAACTTGCCGACCTGCTCCTTGCGGCATTCGCGGAAACGGATGTGGATGATCTCCTCGACGCCATTGATAACCTTGGTGATCAGGGAGATGATCGCCTCGGCCGGGATGCTGACCCAGTAGGGCCGTGCTCCCGCTTCCTTCTCCTGGCGCACAGTCAGGCGAGGGTTGATGTTGGGATAGTCGACGAGGATCGCGTGTAGGCCTTTGGCTACACCCATCTTGAACGGGTCACGACAGAACGCCGTCAGGTCATCACCACGGGCATCAATGTTTTCGGCCAGCTCTTTGATCGGCTCCGGCGTATCCTCGCCGAGCATGATCTCACGCTCAAACGGCTTGCTTGCGAGCGTGCGCAGGGCGTCTTCGAACTCAGCACGCCAGGGCGTCATCGCCACGCGACGCGTATACTCGTCTTGAAGCTCGCCGGGGTACATCGGCAGGTAGCGAGTAGTCTCAGAGCGTACCTTCTTGGCGCCCTCTAGGATATCGCTGATGGTTTTCCAGTCCTCGGCCATCCTCTTGTAGTCTTCGGTCGGGAGATTGGGATCATCCTCGGGCAGCATGGTCTTGAACCTTCACTGTGACCTCATCGGCAGCGAGAATGACTTGGTGGATCGCCTCAAAGGCTCGATAGCGTACCGCAAAGCATCGATAATGTGGTTATGGTCGTCCACCAGTATGGGTAGCACGAGTTTGGTCTTCTCGTCAACTTTGTAAGAGTAGAACGTAAGCTCGTCGATGGTGTGCTTGCAGCGAGGGTGAACGACGATATCGAACGATTTGAGGAACTCAACACCATCCTCAATACTGTTCTTACCCTTGACGGCAGGCCGAATACGTGGGTACCCGTGGTGCCGCATGTACGAGATGGTCTCGGGGCGAGACGAGTCAGCGATAATGATCCAATTTCGGGCCATACGCTTCTTGTCGGGATCGAGAGTATCCCACAAAGAGGGCATTAGATTGATTTCGCAGCCCTGTTTGACCACTTCACGGTCGATATAGAGCGTATTACCCTTGATATAGCACCTGATCAGAGTCGCCGGGTCCACAGAAAAGCCGAAGTCGGCTCCAAACATGAACTCGGCGCGATCGGGCGTATCGAAGTCCTCGACGCGCCAGTTGCGGAAGACTCGAGCCTCGCTCGACTGCTGATACTCGCCCTCCCAGACGTGCCGATACTTCTCAGGGTCTCGCTTTTTGTCCCTTTCCATGTCCCGACGGAGCGCATCGGGGAACCACGGGTTCTCTCTATAGGTGACATGGATGCAAACGAAGTCCGGGTCCTTGGCTTGGAAGTAATTATCCCGGAAAAAGACGTCGATTGGGTCGTCTTTCATCTCCGGGTTCCACGAAAACCACAGTTCGGAGTCTTCAGCGCGGATCGTCGGGGTCAAAAGCTCGAGACTGCGCGCTGTCATGGAGTGCGCTTCCTCGAAATAGGCGTATTTGAAGGCTTCGAGCGACTTGATCGACTCGGCTGTGGCCTTCGCCATACCTCGAAAGATGAAAAGTGAGTCGTTGGGCCCCGTTATCTCACGTTCAGTGATCTTGAAGCGATGCCCAACGTCATATCGTTTGATCTTGTCCTCGATCGTCTGCTTGACTGAGTCCTTGATCGAGTTCTGCACCTCACGCAAGCAGACAGCGCGAGTGTGCCCGCGCAGTGCTTCATCGACCAAATTCTCACAAAAAAAGTGGCTCTTGCCCGAGCCACGACCGCCACGCGCCCCCTTGTAGCGGCGGGGCTTCAGTAGGGGAACGAAAGCCCGAGCCGTCGGGATTTGCAGCGTGTTGTTTGGTACTTCAACGGGCATCAGTCGGGGTCCACGATCACACGTTCGACCTTGGTGACCTCGACCTTGTGGACCTGTTCGGCCGCCTTCTCGGTCCAGCCCCCGCGGGTCTTAAGCCAAAACATCTGGGCTGTGACAGCGGTCTTATCGTTGGCGTGGCATCGCTTGTAGAGTTGGGCTGCCACAGAAGCATTTGCCTCGATGCGGCCTCGGTCGAGTGACTCGCCGTAGTATTTGTAGAGCGTGCGCGTGCTGACGCCGCAAGCCTTGGCAATGTCCTGCACGTTGATCCCGAGCGCGCTCATCTGCTCGATCTTGACCGCCAGTAGCGATCGAACGTCCTCGGAGACGGAGTCGATGTGCTTGGGAACACCCCGAGACTTTTTCTTGGGGTCTATGACGTATCGTTTATTGCCCGATACCAAAGAAGGAGCCCGGCCCCCTCGAGGACCAGGCTTGAAAGTCGCAGTTCGCTTTGCCATTACGGAGCCTCACCACGCATGGTACTCCGTAATATAGTACATTAACGATCCTCGTCAAGCCTCCTTGGCTCTCTCGCTCCACCGACGGTGATTGATCGCGCGCCCGAGTTCTTTGGGTTTGTACTTCGACCAGCGAGGTCGAACACCTCTCTCGTAACGCGACGCGGGCTTGCCCCATGCGGCCTTGGCATAGGGCATCATCATGACTCGATTGAACGTGAGCCAGTCAGGCGCCTTGGCCTCCTTGAACCGATTGCGCCGTCTAGCTCGATACGTGCCGGTGAAGCGTCCGGCCTCAGCGCCCTTGGTGTTCTGAGCCTTGCCGAACGGCGGAACCCTCTTCGGTTCATTACGCTTCTTGTTTCTCTTCATGTCCATATCTCCTGTAGTCGATAGTCCAGTTGAGTTTGTAGTCCTCTATCCACCAGCCCTCACATGACACTCGAACGAACTTGCCCTTTGGATCGACCCAGCCCTCGAGGTGAAAGGTCACATACTCGGCCTTAATCGGCTCAGTGAAAGAGGTGTTGGGGTTCAGTGACGCCGGTGGTGGCATCCACCAACGGAATGGTTCAAGTCGCCAGAAGCCGTTGATGAATCTGTTATGCCAGTCGATCCTTGCCTGACTCCACAGACGGCAAAGCAGTTTATAGCGTTCGATGGAAGCGGGATCGTTGACTGGCGGCGAAGGCATCGAGCTTGACCTTTTGCTGGGGTGTGTAGTCCTTCGGTGTGAACTTCGCCTCGATCGACGGCCTGCTCTCAGTCCGAGCCTTCGTCACAGCCCGGCGAAGTTCCTCGGCCGCCTGGCTCCACAGACCTCGAGCCAGGTGATCGGCCATCGCGGTAGCCTGATCCAGTGTCAGCTTCATCTCCACTCATCCCTTGTCTCGAGCCACTCGACCAAGTCTTCAAGCCGATTGACCCGTGATGGCGATCTAATGACAGCAGGCGGAGCGAACACGTCCGCCACCTTGAGCGCCAGAGCGATCGACTCGTTCTGTGACAGAACAAGTGAATACCGCAATGGCACCCCGAACTGCGTAGTCGGGCCGTCGATCTGCACACACAGATCATTCCGCATCTTACGCAGGCTCGGCATTACCTGTGTGCGCAGATCGCCGACAGCCATCGGCGCGGCCATGCGTGAGCTTTTGAGTATCGCCACGTCCTAGCTCCTGTTATCGTGTCAGCATGCCGCGCATGACAGCGCCGCCGCAAGCGTTACTTCCTGAGCCGAGCTTCCAGCGCATCGAAGGCTTGCACAGACAGGTTTGCCACCTCGTCGAAGTCGGTAATCCCGTTGATGGTGGGCATCAGAGAACAGAAGATGGCAAGTACCGCCGAAGGTTTGTCGAGGATCGGCTCTTGCTTTGGTACGACGTTAGTCCACAGAAGGTTGCCATTGGTATCCTCGATACGGACGCTGTGCTTGTCGGGATCATACCGTCTAGCACGGTCATTACAGTCCTCAAAAGAGAATGAAGTAAACAGTGTTTTCCACGAGGTACTGTCCTCGTCCCACATCTTTAAGTTATAGGCCATCTCATCGTGCTCCTACGGGTATAAAGCTGTCTATGCCCTTCGACCAGCCAGTGACGACGTGGAAGTGCAGCGGGCAGAAGTCAGGACGAAAGCCCCGCAACAGGATGTTGTAGGTGACGTGCTTGCGCCAGTCCTGAAGACTGCTCGGGTGCAGGGGCAAGGTATGAGTGACGTGGTAGATGGCCCCTGGCCTGAGACCATACTTACGCTCAAGCCAGAGGCTATCTGGCCTGAGCATAACCTTGTCACCGCGACGGGGTATTAAAGACTTTATCACCGAGTCCATTCGCCAGTGCCTCATGGTAAAAATCGCGCAGGACCGAGTTGAGAACCTCGATGAAGTTACCCACAGCCTGCTGGTACAGTTCCTCAGTTACGGGTTGCTCCCCCATGTTGAGGTCCGGCAGTACGATACCCATGGCCTGCTGTGAACAGATATAGGTGGACATGGCCCTGATGGTAATCTGTGCCTCAATGAAGAATTGTACCTTCTCCATATCGTCCGGCATCGTGGTCGCATGATCGAAGAGTCCGAGGGCGAGACGCCCCTGCTCCTTTCGTATGACGTCCGCCGCATCCATC